AGCGCCGTCGCGATCGACTTAGGAAAATCAGGCGCGTACAGCCGCTTGGCCTTGTAGAGCTGGAACTTGACGGCGTCGCAGCCCATCTCTTTGGCGGCCGCGATGAGTATTGCGGTCCTGTCGATACTCCGATTGTGGTTCGCGCCGATATCGGCTATGAATCTAACCATCGGTTGACTCCTCTTCTTTCTTGGCGTCGGCTACGATTTCCATAACATTGAGGATATCCATGCCGCGAGTGAATGCACAAGGAGAGCAAATGAATTGCTCGGCAGTATCTGATACCTGTTGAGCCATATCCTTATCCGGTCCCATGACAGCCGCGAGTTTTGCATTGCCGAGCATCATCTCAAGCCCTGCTTGCTCGCGCACGTTGTTCGGATTGATGAAGTACGACTTTACCTGCACAGTGAAGAATTGAATATCTCCCTTGTGCGCCATGCCTTTACCGCAGAATACGCATTTCTTGAACTCACGCTGTTTCATGACGCGCACCTCGGCGGCTGCGACTTGCCGGCCTTCTTGAACACGGAGTCGCGGAAATCGTCGCACAGCTTGTCCAACGTGTACTCGTCGAGCATGAACAGCGGGATGTCTTCGGCGGGCTTGAACCCATCCTGGCGCGGGTTCGACTGACCGGACACCGTTACAAAACTTGGAATGCTGAAGGGATTTATGTCCATCTCTATCTTCACTTTCATACCGGTCTCCTCGCCTGTTTCTCGGCGCGCACGCACGCCGGGCATCGCTTGGCCTGCACCTTGGCGCCGCCGAACAGCGCGCAGCACGGTCCCACGTATCCGCTGAGCCAACCGTACTGGCGGAATCGGCATGCCCGCCCGCAGGCGGCGCCGTCCGTTTCAATTGTCGCCTTCGCCCACACCTGCCGCCTCACAGGAGCTCCTCGTGGTGCTCCCACACCTTCGCGAAGGCGTTGGCGACGTCGTCAAGGTCGCGCCGGCTGGCCATCGGGCCGAACATCCGGTGGACAACGATAAGTTCGTCTTGCCACTGCCGCCGGCACTCCGGCGTCTCGTCGAGGCTGCGGCCGAACAGCGGCATGCTCTGGATGGGCTGAATATAGCCGCAGCCGATCGTCACGCCCTCGCTCTCGCGATCCCGGACCGGCTTCAGCTCGGCCTTGACCGCGTCGACGAACTTGTTGCGGTGGATCCCCATTTGTTCTCCGGTATCGCCTATGCGACTATACTTCAGCGGCAGCACGTAGTGGGTGTGCGTAGCGCCCGGCCTCACCTTCGGCATCTCTAAGCAGGGGATGTCCTTGAGCCGGTCGACAAGGTAGGCGACGTTGTCGACGCGCTGCTTGATCATGGTGTCCATCTTGGCGAGCTGCACCCTGACGACGGCCGCGCTGATCTCCGGCAGGCGCAGGTTGAAGCCGAACAGCCGGGCGCCGGCCTCGTAGTACAGGCGGGCTTCGGCGTCGTCCTTCGGCGCTCCGGCGGCGCCGTGGATGACGGCTTCGGCGTGGTTCATGATGAGCCGGCAGCGCGCGGCGAGCTCGTCGCTGTCGGTGACCAGCATGCCACCCTCGCCGGCCGTCAGGTGCTTGCCGAGGTTGAATGAGTACACGCCGATGTCGCCGAGCGTGCCTGCATATCGTTTGCGCTTGATCTTGAGTACCTGATTTGGATACTGCGTCTTAACGGTCTTATCTTCTTCCTCCCATTCCAACGTGCTGCCGACGGCCTGCGCGGCGTCCTCGATCACCAGCATACCGCGCTCCTTGGCCAGCATGTTGACGGCCTCGGCGTCGTATGGCTGGCCGAACAGGCTGACGGGAATGATCGCCGAGTACTTCCTGAATCCGTAGTTGAGGATGCTGTAGACGCTCTGCGCGTCAAGACAGTAGTGGTCGCGCTCAATGTCTGCGAACTGCACGCCGGTGTTCCATCCCATCGGCGCCGTCGCCGAGCATGTCATGGAGAATGGCGTGACGATGGCGTCGCCGCTCTTACGGCCCACGCCATCCTTATCGACGGCGTAGCCGAGGCCGGCGGCGCCGCACGCGATGAACAGCCCGCTGGTCGCTGAGTTGCAGGCGATGGCGTGACGGACGCCGAACTTAGCCGCCCACTCCTCCTCGAGAGCGCGGACCTCGCGGCCGCCCCTGAAGTTCGGTCCCCATGAGCCCTGGTAGCCGGTCAGCAGCCCGCTGTCGAGCACGCGGTTCGCCGCGGCTTTCTCCTCCGGTCCGATCGTGTTCTGGCTGGGGAAGAGCGTCGTCCTGACCGGCGTCCCCCCGGTGATTGCGAGTTTACCCATTGTAGCCTCCTCTAGTATTTGTAGCCGGGGTCGCGCATCGGCCCGCCCGGTTTTTCCTTTTCCTTTTCGCGCTTGCCGGCCTTGACGAGCTTGAGCTGGGTTTGCGGCAGCCAGACCTCGTCGGCAGGCTTGCCGTCCTTGACGGCGGCCGGTTGAATGCCGACGCGCACGCATCCGCTGAGGTAAGTCGCGAAGCCGATGGCGGTCCCTTTGAGGTCGGTCACGGTATCGGCGACCACATCACCCATGCCGAACAGCGAGGGCGCCGGCGCGATCACCGGAACGACGTCGTTGTAGACAAGTCTGAGGCTGGGCGCGTCGAACCAATCGCCCTCGATGGGCTTGCCATCTTTCATCGCCTGCGGCCTGACCAGCACGCGGTCGCAGTTGTGCGCGTAGCGGATGTGTCCGGTCATGATGCCCTCAAACCCCGATATGCTGTCTTTGACTTTGTCGCCAAGCTTCATTTTGTTCTCCTTATATAAGAGTGTTGTGGCCGCGCGCCATGATGGCGGCGTACTCGTCGTCGGTCATGAGCGTGAACAGATCAACTGCACATCGGAGCTCCGGGCAGCCGGTCTGTTCCGAATAGCCGGGTTTAGAGGCCTTGCCCTCGTACCCATACTTGCAGTCACAGAAGGCCGGCGCCTTGGCGGGCTTTATTCCCATGCTCATCGTGTCGTAAGCGCAGTGTTCGCGCTGTATTGTGTGCAGGACGTCTCTTGCTTTCTCGCGGCTGGTGATGAACACTTACGGCCTCCCTATATGGTCGAGTATCTCGTGAACGCGGACGGCGTCGGCGCTCGTGCACTTGAGTGGTTCTTCGCCGTCGAGATGCCGCACGCAGTTGTCGACCATGTACACCAGCATCTTCACGAGCGCGGTGTCCTGAGCCAGTTGAGGGCGCCGGCGGAGCGCCTGGTACTGGCCGAACGTCTCCTCGTCGTCCGGCACCCGGATCGCCACGTGCTTTCCCCAGTCCGTGAATGCAATGACGCCCCTCTCGCAGATAAATTCCAGCTCGAAGGCGCCCCATGCCCGGCTGTCAGCGGTGACCATATAGACCTCCTGGCATGCCTCGTATTCCAAATGAACGGCGTACGAGGGGTCTCCTGGCTCTCCGTCGTCGATGGGATTGTGGTTGAACATAAGACCGATTGGCGATCCAAATACCCAATTGAAGATGTCGAGTCCGTGGCATCCGTCGCGTCGGAGTCCTCGGCCGTACAGGCAGCGCGCGTGGTAGATTCGCCCGTAACGTCCGTCTCGAATATCTGCCAGTATGTCGGCGTGCCGCGGCTCGAACCTCCGCGAGTAGTTGACCAGTATCGGTATTCCCGCTGCGGCGTAGGCATCATGGACTTCCCGGGCCTCCTTGAGGTTTGAGCAGAACGGCTTCTCGGCTACGACGAGCCTGGGCTTGAGCGCGAGTGCCTGCAGGAGCGTGTTGCGGTGGCTGGCCGTCGGCGTGGCGACGACGACGATGTCAATGGGGTTCGACCCCAGTTCTTTCCAATCGGCGTACGCGGAACATCCCCACTTGCGGCCCGCCGAAAGTGCGGTACCGAGGTTGCTATCAAAAACAGTGACAAGCTCGGTTCGCGGGTGCGCGTGGAAGGCGTGGGCATGCGTGAGAATAGCATCGCCGCCCGGCCGGTCGTACTCGTCGGCCTTGAGCGCGCCAATGCTCCCGCAGCCGATGATCGCGACGCTGTATTGTTTCATTTGGCCTCCTTCGGCAGGAATACCGGCTGGCCGGCGACCATCTTGTGCGTGGAGAACTGGAACACGCGATCCCCGCTCAGGCATGCCTGCACGAGCGCCGGAACGCGGTCGAGGAGATCCTTCGGCATGCGGTCGAAGTTGACGCAGTGCAGGGTATGCAGGACGTCGTAGTCCGCGCCCTTGGCCAAGACGCCAAGCATCTTGGCGACGCTGTCAATAGTGCAGATATTGACATAGCCCTTCGCCATCATGTCGTTGAGCGCGGTGAGCGCGGCCAGCTGCTTGATGTCATCCACGGCCGTCCTCCTCTATCAGTGCGGCGGCTTTGTCGTTCGAGTTCGCATGCCGCTTGACGTCCGCGTTGATCCGCATGGTCTCCGGCCGCTGGAGCAGGTATTCCAGAACGAACTCGACGGGGAACAGGTGGTTGCCGTAGGCGATCACGGCCTCGGTGAACACCCGGCGCAGCAGCTCGTAGTCGGCGGGCTCGTCCAGCGTGAGGCCCCACTCGGGGTGCCGGTAGCGCGCGGGCGCCATCGACTGCTTGCACACGCACTCCAACGACTCGGCGAGGTGCGGGATGTTCCAGCCGACGTGCTCGCGGACGGCGTCGGGATGCCCGTGCGCGGCTTCGAGGGTGGCGATCGTGTACGCCTGTATGTCGAGGCCGTCCGGCCAGTCGCGCTCGATGCAGTTCGACACATAGTCCGGCGAGCCCTCGTACGCCTGCTTGTTGCGCGAGGTCATCGACGCGCCGCTGCCCACGAGGTCAGCGACGATCTTGTCGATGTGCCGGCTGTCGACGAGCGGGCAGTCCGCGGTGATGTCGACGACGTGGTCGGCGCGGTAAGTCACGGCGGCTTGGTACACGCGATCCAACACGTCGGCCTCGCTGCCGCGGAAGCAGTTTATCTTCTCGTTCGCGCAAAAGCGTTCGATGGCGATGTCGGCTGTCGCCAGGCTTGTCGCGACGACCACCTTGTCGACGCGCTTGGCCGCGCGCGCCCGGTCGACGACCACCTTGAGGACGGGCATGCCGGCGAGGTCGAGCATGACCTTGCCGGGAAGGCGCGAGCTGCCCATGCGGGCCTGGATGATAGCTACCGTGTTCATCGCTTACGTCCTCCTCCGGCGAGCCTGGCTGTCAACCGGCTGACCTTGCGGTCGTTCGCCGTTATCTCCCGTATCACCGCTCCGGCCTCGTCGGGCGCGTGGGCGCAGGCTATCTTCAGCAGGCGCATCCACAGCTTGTTGTTCTCCGCCCTGACCTCCGTTATCCGGTCTATTATCAGATCGTCCTTGATCGACACTGCTGACCCCCTTGCGCATGCTGACTTCGAAGTAGCGGTCGGCGCCCTCGATGAGCTCCTGGGCGTGGCTGACCATTATGATCTGCAGGCCGAGCCGCCGGCTGATCTCGGCGATCATCGCGGCCGCCCTCGGCATGCGGTCGCGGCTCAGCATCTTCAACGGCTCGTCGAGGATTAGCGTGTTTCGGCTGCGCGGCCTGCGCAGGCTCCACATGGCGACGCGCAGGGCGAAGGCGGCGACGTCGACGGCTCCGCCCCCGCTGGCGTCGATGGGCCGGCACTGCTCACCGTCACGCTCGAATACGATATCCGCCTCGGTCTTATTGCGTCGCTGAACAAACACGAGGCGCAGCGCGTAAGGCCGGTCAAACACCGCCGCCATAGCCAGAGATACGATCTCTCCGACATGGTACTCGAGGCGCTGCTGGGTCTGCTGGGCGACGACCTGAATGACGGCTCGGGCCTCTTCCACATCGACAATGTCCTCCTTGAACTCGGCGATCCGGGCCTCGCCGGCGGCGATGTCGGCGTCAAGGCGGTCGCGCTGTCCCTTCAAGTTCTCCAGGCGGTAGCGTATCTGCTGGAGGTTCACTTTCTTATCTCCAGTTTCCAGTCCGGCGTCAGCCACACCCACCCGGCGAACGGCGCGACCGCAGCGACGGGCACCATCACCGCGAAGAAGGCGACAACCGCGAGAAAAAATAGACATACGGTGATCATCAAAAACACGGCGAGGGTGAGGTGCTTCGCGAAGTTTTTCATAGCCCGTACTTCCCCTGCAGTTCCTCGACGCCGCGCTGCACCCGGCCGTCAAGTTCGGCGATATGGTCGGCGAGCTCGACAAGCCGCGCCTCTGCCGCTTCGACGCTGTCGAAGCCCAGCGCCTTCAGGCGGGCCATGCGGTCGGCGAGCTGCCCCTCAAGCCTAGCCTTCTCTGTCTTCGCCGTCTCGATCTTCGCCTTCATCGCGGTCAGCGTCTCTATTGTCGTCTTCTCAGCGCTCGCCATCGGTCTTCCTCCACACATAGAATCCGTAACAGTTCACGGCCAGATAATACACATACAAAGTGAGCATACCCCAGTGCCGATAGTACACGGCGAACGCCGCCGACGGCAAGAAGCCCGCCATGAATATCCGATAGCCCCGCGAGTCGCGCTTCGCTATGAACACCGATCCGACAACGTTGAACGCGATGGATGTGAATTCAAACGCATGACCGGCGGTCACTGGCACCTCTCCTCGTATATCGCCTCCAGCTTGTCGTATTGGCCGTCGCTGAGCTCGCCGCGCTTGCGGAAGGTCTCCTCGATATTGCGGATAAACGACTGCTCCCACTCGTTGAGTTTGTCGATGTCGTCGGTGACGGCTTCGAGCACGTGCTTGATTCGTTTCGGATCACTTGCCATTGACGGCCTCCCATACGGCGTCGCGAACGGCCTGCCGGGTTGCGTTCGCAGCGAAGAACGCCTTCAGGTTGGCCTCGAACGACAGGCCGATCTCGACGTCGGTGTCCAACCGGCTGATGAAAGCTTCCATGCGGGCGTCGCGTTCCTCGACTTTCTCCAGGTGCTCGCGGCTGACGACGCCGGGCTTGGCGGGGTAGTAGGCGGGCACGCACTCGTTCTCCTCGGCGTACCACAGGTAGACGCGCGGCCGGTAGTCGGCCTGGTCGGCGGTCGTCCGCATCATGCTGCCGGGGTTCACGACGAGTCGCTTGTGACCGCGGCGATCCGTGACGCTGTAGTCGAAGCCCGCGTGGTGGTCGCCGCAGACGATGACGTCGTAGCCGGGAAGCGCGGCGAGGAGCTGCTGCGGCGTGTAGCCCTCGATGAACGCGGGCACGGCCTCCGCGCAGTAAGCGTGGATGACGGCGATGCGCCGATATTCTCCACCGGCAGTTTCTTGAAGGGGTTGGCCGTAAGGGTAGCCGATGACGGTCACTTTGTTGAAACCTATCTTAAAAATAAACTGCTCGTTCCCTTTTAGCACCTTTACCTTGCCGGCGGCTTCAAGCACGTGCAAGCTGGACTTCTTATAGAGCTTGAGGCTGTGATTCGGAAGGTCGTGGTTGCCGGGAACGGTTACCATGTCGTCGGGAAGATTGAGCAGTGCCATGCCCTCAAGCTCGCTGCTCGCCTGCCACTTGTTGAAGACGTCGCCACCGTCGATGATCGGGCAGTTGCCGTTGTCCGCTCGCAGCGCGCGCAGCCAGGCAATCTTGTGGTCGCGCGCCGCCGCGAAGTCGTCGATCCGACATTCCGGTGTGTCGTCGCGGAGGTGCATGTCCGCTGTGAAGACGGCGTCGGCGGGTCGGCCGTATTTGTTGTTTTGGCGCGGCATTAATCTTGACCTTTCGGCTTGCCTTCCGACACGACCACCTTCTTGTCCTTCCGTGTCCACGCGAACTCGGCGTCAGCATCTTCGGCGGAGGTTGTCGCCGTGTTCCTGGCCAGATCGACGGCGGGGGGCTCGGCCTTTGCCGGCCTTACCTTCAGCCACAACTTCTTCGCCTGGTAGGCGATCTCAATTCCCAGTCTGCGGAACACAGACATTATCCAACTCCGCCACGACTCGCGCGTGGGAATGCCGCGGAGGATCCGCAGCGCCCACTTGGCGCGCTCGTACAGCGGCAGCAGCATGATGCCGGCGACGATCTCCTGGGCGACGGCCTCGCGGACGGCTTCGGCCTGGCTCTGCACCTCGCGGCGCACCTTCTTTGCCATGTCTTTGGCTGTGCTCATTGTGGTTTAATCTCCTCGTAATGATGATCAAGTTCATTGTCATTACGTACTACGTTGTCTATCAAAAGCTCGGCCTCGCCGGTTTTATCACGCCACATGCGGCCCCAGTAGGTTAGTGCGAACGCCTCCACGCTGTTTTCTGCGCGAATGCAAAGCACGCCCTTTTCATCTAATTCGGCCTTCATTTAAGCGTTCCCCTTCCCTCGCATAGTGGGCATACATTCGGAGCGACGGCTTCCCATTGCTTGTTGAGCGCCGTCAGTTGTTCGCCGGCGCGTCCAGCGGACCTCTCGGACTCGCGCACGTCGCGGAGCAGGGTTTCAAGTGCTCTATTCTCCGCCGTCAGGCGCTCGTACTCGCCGTATTGGTCTCGGGTGTATCCGAGCAGCCGCTCGGCGCGCGTGACGGCGGACAGCGCGTCGATGTCCGCGAGCGCCCGGCGGATGTCCGTCGTCAGGACGGTAAGGGCGTTGGCGTCGTCGTCAAGCCCGACGGCGGCCTCACAGTCGGCGATAAGGGCGTCGACGGTTTTCCCGGCGCCAGTTATCCAATCTACCACGGCCATCGTCTTCGCGGTCGCCTTGACGTTGTCGACAACCGTCCGCAGCTGTCCGGCGATCAGTTCTCCGGCATCGCGTTCGCTGAGGGTCTGCAACAGGTCTTTGATTGTCGATTCGGCCGGCCGGTAGTCTGGCTGGCCGGCGATCTTGTCGCGCAGGTCGGCGATCTCAACGACGATGGCGTTGAGCTCCTGCTCATCGTCGCGCGTGCGAGCGGCGGCCGCGTAGTCGGTCTCGACGCAGGCGAGGGCCTTCTCCAGGTCGGCAAGGTAGTCGAGCTTCGCGCGTTCGGCCCGCGCGGCGGCGAGCCTACTCTCCTCGCCGGCGAGGTTCGCATTCAACTGGCGCGCCTTGGCGTTGACGGCGGACATCGCCGTGTCAATCGCCGAGAGACCACTGACCTCATTCAGATACTCGGCGACGCGGCCCGGCGACCAATCGTCGCTCAGCAGGAACGCGGAATCCATCTGCCGCTGCACGTTTATCGGTTCCAGGCCGAGTACAGCGGAGACCTCGGCAGGCACACCCTGACCCATCGCCTTGAAGTCGGTGTTCGGATTGTCCACGCCGTCGGGCAGATCGAGACTGTACTTGTTCACAGTCTTCGACTTGATGCGGGACACAGCGACCTCGTCGTCCAGCTCGGCCTTGACGAAGGTCTCGCCGCCCCACGTCGACCGGAAGGCCTCACCCGCCGGCCTGTTCGTCGCCAGCCAAAGCAATGCGCGCAGCACGGCCGATTTGCCGCCATCTGACGTGCCGACAAACACGTTGACACCCGACGCGAACTCGACGCGGGTGTCCCGATGGCTTTGAAAATTCCTTATGTGCAGAGAATTAATCACTATTATATTATACGCTTGCAACCAGCTTTCCGTGATGTCTGTTCTGTTATTTAATCACCACGACGCCGGTGTATTTAAGGAAGGCAAGAGGGCGCTCCTGTTCATCTACGAACACCGGCGTGTGATCCTCGGCGCCGCGCTTCCTGATTTCCGCGATCTCGTCTTCGAGCTGCTTGAGTGTCATTTTAATATCCTTCTTCCATATTCAGCAATGAGCAGGGCATCTGCGCGGCCGATGTGCTTCTTCAGCTTGAGGTCCTCGGCGGCGGCAGGGAACAGCTCGATAGCGCGCAGCCTGCCGTCGTCCTTGTCTGACTTGCCGAGCATGAACTCCTTCTTCCAGCGCTGCGGCGTCACAAATGTGTGCGGGATGCGCAGCGCCGCAATTATACCAATCCACATACCATACCCTTTACCGAATCCGAACATTGACGTCACACCCTGCCCTGGCATGCCGCCAACCTGCTCGATGAACACGTGGCAATTCAGCGGATCGTAGTCGCGCAGTATATTTGCCATCGCCGCCGGTACAAAGTCCGTCTTGTTTCCACCGCCAGACTTCTTGAACGTGGCGGTTGGCGTGTCATAAAATACAGGGCCTTCCCTTTCTAATGCGACAACCGCACCTGTTTGTCCAGGATCTATTCCAATAACAATCATTCAGTCCTCCATGGATTCTTGGTGTCGATAGAGACGGGCGGCTGGGTGTCGCCGTGCACCCATAGCCACAGCTTGCCGGTGTTGACGACGTCCTGCAGCTCCTCGGCGGACAGCTGGAAGCACGACACGATCACCGGGCGCCCGTTGGCGTCGGCGCCTTTGAACGCCAGCAGGTCTCCGCACTCCTCGGTAGTCATATTGAATGGCGGGGTGAACATTGTATTGGCTTGTGGGAAACCTACCGGCTTCATTTCGTGCTCCTTTCCGGGGCGGCGGCCGTCTCTCGAAGGGCGAGTGCACCCAAACGACCGGCCGCCCCTTGAGAGATTTTACTTATAGGGAATGGGCTTCTCCACGCACACGCCCTGCGCCGCCTTTTGCTCCACCTTGAAGTCGTACAGGGCCTTCTCGCACGACTGCCTCGACGGGAAGTCCGTTATCACGGTCGGCAGGTAGACGTAATTTCCAGACGCGTTGAACCAGACGACGAGCAGCCATATCTTGATCACGACATTCCTCCTATGTGTACTTCGGTTTCCTGTCCAGCTTGATGGCGTTCTCGATCTCTGTCCACAGGTCGCAGACTGCCGTGCGCAGCGCCTCCAGCGCGGCCTTGTCGGCCTCGAAGAAGTCGATCATCGCCTTTCGGCTGCGGAACTTCTCGTCAGCCCAGGCGAGCGAGGTACTCGTCAGCTTGCCTTCGACGATGAGGAAGTCGATCATGCTGTCGATGTCATCGATGCCATACCCAACGTACGTCGGGTAGTCGATGGTGCGCTTTTTGCCGGTCGCCTTGTTCTTGTCGACCTTCGCTCGGACCCAGTCGCCGAGCTGCCGCTTGTGCTTGGCATCCTTGATGCGCTCGATGCACGACAGCCAGATCACATGGGCGGCGTAGAAGTCGAGGGCGTCGCCGCCGTTGCGCCGGTGCTTGGTCTTCTTCATGACGTCGAACTCCTGACGCGTCTGGCTGATGACGATGAGCAGGGACTCGGTGTCCTTGAGGTCTTGCGTGACCAGCCTGAACAACTGACTGGCCCCCTTCGCGCGCTCGGCGCCGTAGCTACCGGCGGCCTTCTTTCCGTCGTCCTCGCCGTCTGCATCCCGTCGCTTCTCGGCGCGCTTCACCTTGTCGTCAGACTTCTTGATCTCCTGCTCGCTGCTCAACGCGTCGAAGCTGTCAAGCACGTAGATGACCGGCTGGCCGGACTTCAGCGCCCTTCGCAGGTTGACCTCGAACTCCTCGACGGTGCGCGAGTGCAGGGGCTCGCCGTCCCTAGTTCGCGCCGGCGGCTCGATGCGCGCGGCGACGCGCCGGCCGTACTGCTTCTCCATGTCAAACTCATTGCTGCGCTCGGGCTCGTCGAATATGAACCGGTGGTTGTCGAAGCGCTTTTGCTGGGCGCAGGCCGCGAAAACCTCCAGCGTGCCCGACGTCTTGCCCGTGCTGAACCCGCCGATGATGTTCGTGAACTCGCCGAGGATGAACGCGCCGTGCGGCGTGTCCGAGCAGGCGAGGTTGAGCATCGTGCTGCCGCTGGGCACGAGCCGCGCGCGGTCGATCTTCTTGGCTTTCACCTCGGCCGGCCGGCGCGCGGCGGCCTTCACCTGCTCGACCACCGGCTGCGCGCTGTCACTTCTTGCCATTGTGAACCCCCTTGAGAAAATGAAAGTGCTTGAGAAAAGTAGATCGGCTCGCCGTTATCGACAGCGGGGTGATGCGGCCGGCGAGCGGCTTCGCGCCGCCCAGGCAGTTTATCTTGCATTCCGCGCAGATGTAGTGGCAGGCGAGATCGCGCTGCTCGGTCGCCAGCAGCACCTTGTCGGCGCGCTTCACGCTCGCCGGCAGCTCGTCCGGCAAACGGTACCTCCAGGCTATCGCATCCCAGAGTCCGGCCTCGACGTCCTTATAGGCGGGCATCGCGGCCTTGAGCGGGGCGATCATGTCGCCGCAGTAGGCCTCCGTGGCGTCGTGCATGAGCCCGGCCAGCGCGTCGGCCGGCGGCACGTTCAGCGAGACGAGAAGGCTGTGGTTGGCGACGCTGTAAAATTCCCGGCAGTGTCCGTTGAACCGGCAGATATTGGCAAGTGCGTGCGCGATGTCGTTGATGTCAATGAGGTAGGGATCGGGGTTCAGCAGGTCGATCATCTTTCCCGAGTGCGTCTGGGTTATCGCCGTCATGTGATGCTCTCCTTCAGCAGTTGCCTGAATTGCGCGGCGCTGATCGCCCATCTCCGGCTTCCCGGCTTGCGCCGGCAGATGTTCTTGTCCCGGCACAGTTTGACGATCGTCGGACGGCTCATCGGCAGGTCGACGAAGCGCGCGTAGGCCTCGGCCTCGGCGACGCTCCACATCTCGGCGGCCATCTTCCAGGTGCCGCACTCGCGGGGCTTGTGCACGCCGCCGTCGCGGCTCCTAAAGCCCGAGCAGATGTCCGAGTTGAGCGCAGGCAGCGTGGGCATGAGGCATGTGTAGCAGTTTTTTTCCAGTGCTCTTGGCATGATATAAGTTATAGATGAAACAAAATACCCGTCATAGGATTCGACTGTCGCGATTCGGTCACTCCCTCCTGCTTTCACAGAGCAGGAATTCCGGTACGCCGATGTGCCGATAGTTGTTATGCGATACCTTATTCCATGGATAAGGTTCAACCGGAGATCACTGCCTCTACCTATGACGGGCACTTACAACAGTTACTTACCGGCCGCGCCGGCCTGCCGGCTTCTCCTCGGGCTTCGACTTGGCCTCGCGGGCAAGCCTGTCCTTCTCGTCGCGGCACGACCGCCAGACCTTGTCATCGCAGTCCTTGCAGTGCTTGAGCTCATTTTCGTCGACGCCAAAGGTGCCGCCGCCCGGACACTTGTTCTCATCGAGCTCGCCCTTGTACACATGCTCGTCCTCAGCGGGAGCGGCCCCGCGTGCGCGCTGGGCGTCGGGGTCATGGCGGTGAGGGTCGGCCGCCGGCGGTTCGGCGGATCGGCCGCGGCCGCGCGGTGCGGGCTCTTCGGCGGGAGGCGCCGTGGGTTCCCGACGACCGCGCGTGGATTCGGCGGGTGCGGATGCCGCGGGCTCGCTGCGGCGGCTTCCCCGCGTGCCCTCCTCGCTTCCGCGGCCAGCCGGTTCGGGCTTCGCGGGTTCGGCGGGCGTCTCGACGCCAAGGAAGATCGCCTCCAGCTTGTCGTAGGGAAGGATCGTCAGGCAGGCGTCGAGGTCGACGGCGGCCTTGAGGTCGGCGTCGCTCAGCGGCTTGCGCTTGGTGAAGTCGATGCGGTCGGCTTCGTGGAAGGGCTCGCCGCGGCCGATGCTCTTCTTCTCCCAGCGGATGCGCAGCGTGTAGCCGTTGTCGGGGTCCGCGTAGTCGTAGTACTCCTCGCGCTCGCGCTGTTCGTGCTCAAGCTGCTTGGTGAACAGGTGGTAGCTGATGTCGAACACCATGACCTTTCCGTCCTTGTCGGCGACGTCGATCACGTTGTACAGCACGCGCTCCTTCGACTTGAGCGCCTTGGCGTCGTCGGGGTCGGCCTTCGGGTTCTTGGCCATCGCGACCTGGGCCTCGCAGATCGGGCAGCGCTGGCCGATGGTCTTCAGGCAGATGTACGGCTTCTGCTCGGCACCAATGTCGCGGTGCATCCAGTACGTGCGGCCGTCGACGAGATCGCCCACCTGCAGGCGGCCGGCGACGACGTCTGGGTTCCGCGGGTCGGTGATCACGTACGGGATGAAGTCAAACTCCACCGTCTTGCCGTCGTTCTTGAAAAAGCTCACGCCATCCGGCAGGCCGATACTGAACCCGCCCCCGCCGTGCGACTGCTCCTCCGCTCGCCGCTTGGCGGCATCCCTCATTGACGATCTGGTACTGCTTTCATTGCCTCTTCCCATTGCTATATCCTCCTCGTTTTAGAATAACGGCGTTTTGCTGCTTCTGATAATTTTCTTTTATGTTCTTCAGAAAGAACTTTCCCTTTTTGAGCGATTGATATTTTATTCCGTGTTTCTATACTTCGAATAAGGCCTACCGAATTTTTATTGCCAATTTTAGAAAGTCCGATTTTCTTTCTCGTTTCTTCTGATACTATTTTTCCTTTATGGGCTTTAGATATCTGCAATTTATGTTTTTCAGATATCGGTCTGCCGGTATGATGCAAAGCGCCATGTGCTTCACGTGTCATCTTTTGGTGATTGCTTGGGTCATCGTTATTGTGATTGCCATCAATATGATGAATGACGCAGCCGTCACCGGGCATGATGAGATCGTCGGGGTGATGCTTGTTCCATATTTTATGTGAACGTTCTCTTCTCACTCGCATTTTATGCCTTCACGTCGTCGTCAACGATGGTGAACTTTGCCGGAACGACGTCGATCGTGCCGAACCTGTCGCGCCAGGCGAACGCGCCGTTGTCCTGCAGTTTATAGTCATCGAACATAAGGATGGGCTTGGCGACGTCATGGCTGAGGACGATTGGAATGCCGATCAAGGTCTTCGGCCATACTCCATTTATGCGGTCTCCTGGTTTTGCCGGTTCGACGACGTCGGCCTGCGTGCTGTCCGGTAGTATTGAGCATCGGTCAAGCCCTCGGCCTTCGACGATCTCCAGCGCGGCGTCCTCGACAGCGATCGTACCGGCCTTGACGCCGCGCAGTATCTGCACGAGCCGGGCGTCCCTGCGCAGCGGGCTCTCAGCGGGTTCGGGGTCGTCAACGGTAAAGCCTGCGGAAACGCCGTGCGTGTGCTTATTCATTGCGGTCAATAATGACTTTTGCGTGGCCGTCGTCATTGTGTATCCGCCATCACCAGCGCCTGTGATCAACCTTTTATCAACCCCAAATTTCTCTGCCATCTTATCGGCAAGCCACTTCTCGATATCGAGCGCGACATCACCAGTCACATCGGCGGTGAGTTCAATTTTGGGGTTCAGTTCCTCGGCCATTACCATTAATCCCTCCGGCGGCCCGTACGCTCGGCAGTCTTGTCGCGGGCGTCTGCGCGGCCGCGCTCCGTCGATTTGCGGACGAACTCGCGGCCGATGTCGTTAGGCACTTGCGGGCCGGCGAAGTAGCCCTGCGCCTGCAGCCTGACGAGGTTCTCCAGGGCGGCCTTGCGGTGGTCGAAGGCGCGCACGGCGCCCGCGAGGATCGCCGCGTCGTGCTTGAGGTCGAGGTAGCGCTCGTGTGCCCGCTTGAGCGCGGGGTCGGTGAGCACCTCCGCCTTGATCACGGCCTCGGTCGGCGCCTTGGCGTCGGCGGCGTGCCGCTGCCGGGCGCGCTTGTCGGCCTCGGCCTTCTCAACGTCCACGTCGAGCTCGGCGCGGTCGACTTCCTTGTTCTTGTCGGCGAGCATATCGCTGTACTTGCGGTAGCGGCGCGCTTGGTCGAGCCATTCGAGGTCGAGCGAGAGCGGTTCGATCCTTATGTCGTCGTCGTATTCGGCCATCACTTCACCTCCGTATGTATGTCATCGAACACAACGGGCACCGCCGCGCGGAAGCCCTTGAGCATATCCTCGGCGAGCGCTTTCATCTGTGGGTGCGCCTTCGGCGACGCGCGCAGCGTGAAGAAGTGCCGCCACTCGCGGATATTCGCCGTCATCACGATCTCGGTCTTGAGTCCGTTCGGCAGGAAGTAACGGGCCTGCTGCGGAGTGCGCTTGAGGTTGTTTATGCAGTGCTCGTAATGGAGGTCAATTGCCGCGAGCAACTGAAGGTCACCGTCGTTCAACTCGAAATCGACGGGCTCGATAAACTTGATGCCAAGCTTTTCGTAGTTGCAGTACCGCGTGCTCTCCTGGCTATACGACGCCAGTCGGTGCCTGACGATCTCGTGCGTCACACCGCGGTCGGTGACGATGCGCACGGTGATGTTGTGGTGCTCAATAACGCTGTGATGCCCTGACTTGATGCACATGGCGACGAACGCTCGCGCGCTGTCCGCGGTGATCCTGTCTTCGCTCTTGTAGCACGTGCGGCCCGCTCGCTCGATCTTCGCGAGGATTGCCTCGCCGTCGACGGGCTCCTCAAATGTCCAACTCTGTTTGACTATATTCACAGCGGTCTCCTTATGGCGAGTATTTTTTCGATGCCGTCGAGCAGGTGGCCGGTATTGCCACTCACCGCCGTGATGATGTAGTCGGCCTCGATCGTGTCGATGAGGCGCTCGCTGTCGTGCTCGCCGCCGGCCTGCGCGTCGACGAACGGCGTGCCGTCGGCGTTCACGCGCTCCAGCTTGACGAGCACAGCGGCGCCCATGTACGACTTGACGAGACGGGCCTCGTTGGGGAAGCGGATGTCGTCGATGACAATACGCTTGCCGGCTTTCAACAGCTCTATGACGGCGGCCGCCGTGCGCTGCACCCAAAAGTCGGCGTGCACCTGCTTGCGGAATATCTCCGTGCCGACCTTCTGCAGGAGCCAGCGGCTCTGCTCGGTCTTCACGCTGTAGCACTCATCATGCGTGCACATGCCGGCTGTGATCAGCATGGTCTTGAGGGCGTCAGCGAACGCCAAGCGCGTGTAGCCGTAATGCTCGACGAGGTGCTTGGCGACGGTGGTTTTGCCGGCGTACGCGCGGCCCGCCAGCCCCACTATCTTTGGCAACTGCTCAACAGTCATCGGTGCATCCTCCCTTTTATATTATACGCGCGCTGCCGGCCTTCCGTGAGGGCTTACTTTGCCAACACGGCCATGTAGGCCTGGTAGGTGATCGCCGAGCGGCCATTGCGGTCGAGCGGATCGCGGAAACTGTCGTAGACCAGCCACGCCCTGTTGTTGTCCTCCTTGAGCAGGATGGCGTTGCAGTAGCCGAGCACGGCCTGCCTTACGTTCTCCGCGTCGAACTCGCCCATGCCCTTTATGATCTTGGCGACTACCGGCCACTTCTCGCCCTTGATGAGCGCCCGGCAGAGTGCGATGGCCTCGACCTGCTCGTCGGTCACCTGCTTGGCGGCGGCCATCATGTCGGCTGCCGGCATGTCTATGATCTTGTCGAGGATGCCCAGCGCCGCCCTCGCACTGCCGTCGGCGGACGCCACGACTTGATCGCGAACCTCGCCGGGAATGTTGACGCCCTCCGCGCTGAGCGTCGCCTTGACGAGCGCCGTGAGGTCGTGCTTGCCGAGGCTCTCCATGGCGAACCGCGCGGCCTCGCAGCGCCCGGTGACGGTCTTCAGGAGCTTCTGCGGGTCGGTCGTGCACAGGAAGAAGAAGACGTGCGCCGGCGTGTCCTCAAGCGGCTTGAGCATGGCGTTCCAGAACTCCTTGGTCCCCATGTGGCACTCGTCGAGGATCCACCCGCGCGAGCCGCCGGCGCCCAGCGCGCGCAGCCGCATCTGGTCCTGTATGTCGCGGGCGTTGTCGATGCCCCGCGTGTTGGCGATGTTGAGTTCCTTGAGGTCGGCGTCGGCGATTCCCAGCCTGCGGGCGACGATGCGGGCGAGTGTCGTCTTGCCGCAACCGCTGGGGCCGGTAAACAGCCAGGCGTGCGGGAAGTCCTTGTTCTTGCGGCCGAGGATCGCCTCGACGGCGGCGACTGTGCTGGCGTTTCCGATCATCTGCTTGAGCTCTGTGGGGCGGCAATTAATGTGAAGCGGCATTTGTCAGTCCTCCAAAAGGTTAGCGAATTTATAGACGTCTCGATATATTATTTCCGGTCGTTCAAGGCAGAGGAAGGCTTTAGCCCTGCGCAGTCGGGCCTCGTATATTTGCACCTGTCGCTTCTTCCGCATCTTGTAGCTCGTCCACGCTTCTTCTTTCGTCGGGTAGGCGAACCGCTTGCGCGCCGTCTTGCTGACCCAGCGCTTTTTCTCACCCCATGTATAAGGACCGGCGCCAACTATCCACCAGCCGCATGGTGTCTCCTTGACCATAGTGAACGTGCGTTCCCATGCCTTACATCCATCTGTCAACGGGTCATCGTATCGGTAGAATATCATCGGCTTATCTCAAATGTTTGGGTTACTGTGTCAAGAAACTTCTTGCCGTCCACGTACCAGTGCGGGGCGTACCATCCGGTCTCGTGCTCGGCGGCCGTCAGCTCGCGGCCGGGCTTGTCGTGCGGGCCGATCTGCAGGGCGCCGCAGGCATCGCAGTGGTAGGGTGAGCACTGCTGCATGCCGACGCCGATGTCGACCCACTCGGCGTCACACAACTGGCGGCAGTATGGGCACAGCGCGACCGGCGTGTCGTAGGCACCGCCCGGCCTGTTGAACAGCCGGCGCGCGACCTGCATGGCGAAGCGCTTTTCAAGCAGCGTCGGTTTCATCGCAGACATCGGCATCAACCCTCGTTCCTCTGACGTCTTTGGCCTGCGGGTACTTTCCGGCCGCCCATGTACAGCCGGGATACTGGCAGGCATTGCCTTTGCCATAGTGCGGGTACTCGCTGCACATACGCGGTCGATTCTCATAGTCCGTGCAATTGGCGCCGTCGAAGTGCCGGCAGGTATAAAAGTACCAGCGCGAGCCCTTTACCGGATGTTCATGTCTGCCGCGTAAATAAAACGGATGCGTTATCGTATGCAGGAGCACAAGCATGTCGGCTATCTTCTCGATCTCCTTAGTGCATCGTGACTTGCCACGACGGGACAATCGTGCCTGATACTGAAGCTCCATCGGTGAAAACGTGAAATAGAACTTACGACAGCAATGTCCGGTGCAACGGCTCATTCTCTAATCCCGTTTCTCCGGCGTGATCAGAAATCCGCCGAACAGCGCCATCACGCAGAGGTCGGCGGGCAGCTCGTAGGCCGGCCCGGCGAGGATGTACATGACCTTGGCCTGGAACACGCGGCCGGTCAGCTCGGCGCGGTCGGCGGTCTGCTCGCAGAGGCGGAGCTCGTCGCCGACGGCGTACGCGCGGTCGCGGGTGTGCCGGACCTCGAACGTCTTGACGCCCTCGATGAGCTTGGCGAACGGCTCGGGATCGCACTTCAGGTCATGTATCATTGCTTGGCCTCCTCTAGTAAAACATGTCCGCGCACTTGCGGGCGTACCACGCGTAGTCTATGTCGCCGGGCAGCTCATCGGGCAATATCATAACCGGGCGCGCGCCGTCGGTCTGCGGGACCTTGTTGCCGGTCGTCGCGTAGTGCATAGCGCCCGTCTCGGCGGTCGAGTAATACCAGCGGACGACCTTGCCCACGTGCTCACCGGCCTTCACCGCGCCGCCGTTGACTTGGCGCACGCTGAGGAACTTGCGGATGTCCCGGCACGCCCTTATCGTCTCGTCGACGGGCGTGCCGCGCTTCAGGTATTCGACGAGGGCGTCCGTGCAGACGTCGTGCTCGGGGTTCTTCTTGCGGCCGGCGTAGCCGAACGTCCCCTTGGCCTTGACCTTGCCGTCGTGGCCTATGGCCAAGTAGTTGTTGACGTCGCGGCTCCACAGGCCGGCGTAGTGCGTGTCCTCTGTGGCGAAGCCCGTCCTGGCCTCCCACCGCTTAACGATGGCGCGCATGAGGTCTTCCTGACCGCGCTTCGGCTTGACGACGACGCCGTCTGTGTTCCCGCTGACGACCTCTATGCCCTGACAGACGAGCATGTCAATGAGCATGAGCACGGAGAGTTGGCCGGTGAGCGTCACCTGTATCATAAGGTCAGGTGCGTAGAGCACCGACCACGGGCTGCCCAGCTTGCCGAAGGCGCCGTTCACCGTGATCTTCATGCCGTCGGCCTTTATCTTGTCGCCGGCCCGCTTGGCGGCGATGCGCTCGTCGACGATCTCCTTGTATATGTCAAGGAACACCGGGCCGAGCGCTGGCGGGTAGAGCCCGGCGTTCAGGATGATCGCCGGATAATAGCTCGTCACGTCAAAATCCCAGAGATCGCAATCGTCGTCGGCTAAGTGAAACGCCGACTTCTCCGTGGAGTGCAGGCCGCCGATGCCTATGCTGTACACCATGCCGCCCAGCGTTATCTTGAGCTTGGCCAGGCGCTCGGGCGCGGCGATTCCCTTGTTGACGGGAATCGCCGTGAATTTATCGGTGCGCAGGATATCGACGACGGCGGTGAGCTGGGGATCCGTGAACTTGATGAAGTCCGGCACCTTATAGAAGAACTCAACAGTGCCCATGTCCTTCGACCGGGCGATCCGCTTGCCCGTCCTGCGCTCGGCCTCCGCCTTGAATATGTCCTCGGCGCACTGGGCATCGCTGCGCGACCGCAGGTCGACGCCGTAGCGCGCGCCGAGGTCGCGCCTGAGCTCGACGTCCTCGGCGAACTCGGCCTTGACGGCCGCCGTGACGTCGAGGTCGTTGCCGCAGTACTCGGCGACGTCGTCCATCTGGCCGGCGGTGAGCACGGAGGCCTCGTCGTAGGGCAACTCCTGCAGGCGCCGGCAGTGCAGCCGCGTTCCCATCAGCTTGAGGCTGGTCATCGGCGGGCAGAGCTCGCTGAGGTCGAAGTGATCGCAGGCGAGCGCGCGCAGGCGGTGCTTGTCGGCGAACCGCCAGGCCGCCAGCTCGTTCTTGATGATGTCGTCGGCGGCCGCCTTGAGATCGGCCGGTGTGCAGTCGGTCTTCTGCATGGCGTACTCAAGGAGGGGAATGTCGAAGCGAAGTCCGTTGAAGCTCACGACCTCGTAGGCATCGAGCACCTTCTGAATGCCCTCGCGGTCAAGGGCGGCCGGCGCGAAGTCGTCGCCCATCTCAAAGGCGATGTACGAGCCGTTGGGCAGCTTGAACTTAACGAGGAAATAATTCGAGTAGCACTCGATGTCGAGCTCGGCCTGCGGCCGGCCGGCTGCAATGGCCTTCTTGCCAGCCTTCTTTTTCTCATCAGGTACGCTGACCTTGAGGCCGGGCGGCAGCACGTGCTCGGCCTTCGGCTTTGCCGTAGCGCGCTCAGCCTTGGCCTTCTTGGCGGCGGGTTCGGGATCGCCCACCTGCTTCTTCGTGAAAAAACCGACCTGTGCCATTAGCAAGCCTTCCTGGAAATAAATTGGTGGACCTGGCGGGAATCGAACCCGCGTCCGAAAACGATCGTCCGCCGCCGTGTACATGCTTACGTGTCCGCGTCCGGTACTACCCTGCCGCCTCCACCAGCCACGCCATAAGACCGGGATACGTGGCCTATGATCACCGGAATACTCTCTGCGCTTTTAGGCCGCGAGAGCGAGCGCCGGCTGGGCCGGGCGCTTTGCGAAGATCGAAACGACTTTGTTCGATGTCTTGGCAGTTGTTTGTGACCGTGTGTTTAACGAGGCCTCGGTCATCCTCGGCATGTAGGCTGCGGTCTCAACGTCCCCGTCGAAACCATGTCAGGCCCGTTTATATTTTACTCTCCGACCACGGTTGTCAATACAAAAACCCCGTTTTCTTGTTCGGTTTCTCGCAGCTTTTCAATATCTCCGTGCAGAGCTCCGCGGGCACCCGCGCGCGATCCTTGGATGATCCTATCGCCTGCGTGCCCTGCCGACTGCCTGCCGGCGAGAAGTCATGGCACTTGTCGCGGTTCGAGCACGCGGGTCGCGGGACCCACACGCCGGAGTTCGTCCAAATATCGGTCGGCTTGCGCCGGCGCTCTCCGTACTGGCAGTACGTCACCGTGCGCCGCGTCCCCGGGATGAGGTGCAGTTTTCTCAGCATGCCGACCGGGTTCTCGACGAACCAGAACGACGGCCTGAGCTCTTCGATCACGGCGACCGTCTTCTTGACGATCTCCTTGGCCAGGCGGGCGTTCTCGGTCTTCGGAACCCATCCGTGGTCCCAGTTCTTGCCTATCGACATCACCGAGAAGTAGGTGCACGGCGGCGACGCCCACACGACGTCCGGCCGCCAGGGCAGCCGGGAGAGGTCGATCTCCATGACGTCGACGCAGTAGTCGGATTTGAAGTCCGGGTTCATCTCCACGGTGAACGTCTCGTGGCCGAGCGCGCGGGCGGCCGCGGAGAACGACGCCGTTCCGGCGAACAGCTCGAGCACCCTCATCGCCTACTCCCCGACCACGGCCGCGCAGCAGTGGATGAAGGCGTCGCCCTCGAACTTGAGCACGGCGCCGTCCTTGTCGAGCTCGCAGTCCTTGAGCAGGGGCAGCATGTCGCGGAGCGCCTGCGGGTCGATGGTGAACTCGAAGGCGGCCTTGCTCGCCGTCACGCGTACGGTCTCCTTGAACCAGCCGGCGGCGCCCTTCGCCGAGACGGTCATGCGGCCGCTCGTCACCTTGACGTCGACCGTCGGGTGCGCGGTCTTATCGCCGAAGAGGAAAACCTGGGCGCGGTCGAGGATCGCCGCGGTGTCCTCGTGGAACTCGATCTCGTGTTTCCACTCGCGGTCGATGAACGGCGAGAGGTCGGGGAACTCGCCGGCGACCAGGCGGCAGCTGAACTCGGCGCCGGCCTTGTTGGTGAAGTGGATCCACGAGCGATTGGCG